GTAACTGGGATATATTCATCAGAATCGTCATCAACAACTTGTTTTGATGGTGCTTGAATAGACTCTTCCTTGCCCAAGAAATGTACATCTCAGATAGTTTTAATCTCTTCCCTAGTCTTATGCTCAAAGATGGATTCTAGATCTTTAATCGAATTATATACCTCTTCAACATCTTCAACACCCTCCAAAGCAGAAGGACTCATGAATCGTGATGCCGTATATTGAGGATATCCACCGTCATTGCCATCAACTTTAATACGGAGACTGCAACCCTTATCAGAAAGATCGAAAATCTTAGAACCAAACTCTTGTGAATCATCACCACTAATTGCAGACGAAATGATATTGAAGAGTTGTTTTCCAAAACGAAGGATCTTCATTTGACCTTGATTGTCTGGATTAGTAGGATCTTTGATCACATATACATTACAAAGCCAGTTTTCATTACGACGAAGTGGTTTAATCCTTTCAATTTCAGAATTATCCTTTGTGTTATATGCCTTGGAACGATACTCATCAATCGGACATCCCTCCCCATAGGTATTTGGACACAAAACAGAAACAAACTGATTTGTTACAATACTCTTCCACATGTGATGATAATAATGGTACAATGTCCTTTCTGGTGCAGAAAGATTTGGAACTAATCTTACAATATATGTATTTCCGATCTCAAGTTTTAGAAAATCACGATAGCTCGAATTTTCAGTAGTTGTTTTTTTGTTAAGAGCCTCTTTAATTGACTCGAATAGATTGCTTGTATATTTCATATTATTTTATTTTATTGTTTGGTTGTTTGCTATGTTTCTTTAAAAGAGAGTATATCAAATTTTAGAAATTTGCAACTCTTTTTTTAGAAATTCTTTTATTTTCTTCACACCTTCCTTTAAGAAGGTTTTAGTTTTTTCACTATTGTGATATCTAGTTTTAAATTTGTCTATTTTTGTAAAGAAGTCACTAGACCAAATGATTCTCTCCTCTTCGTTCATTGATTTAAATTTGTTTATATCTCCTAATTCTAGCATAGTATATGGATTAACATGATGTTCCCTGTAATGTTGCATCCAAGTTGGCATATTACTAGTTTTATGATAAAGATAATCTTCTAATTGAATTTTATTTTTTAAACAAAACATTGCAATGAATCTAAGACTTTCTTTTATATTGTCAAGTTGATTCTCTGGAGACTCATCTTCCATTTTCTGAATTGAAAGGGAATATAATTTTATAGCAGGTCTAGTTATGAAGAAATTCAAAGGAGGACACTTCTCGTCGGGATGAATAATACTAGGTGCTGCAAAGAAATCATCAATCTTTATATGTTTAAATTTATAAAAAAACGAACTGAGTTTTTTTAAATATACAATAATGTCAGGAGACATGTCAGAAAAATCCTTTCTGACATTATATGGTTGTCCTCTTCTAACATTTTTTAAATAACAATTATAAATATCTTTTTCGTATTGATTTAAAGTATTCAAGTATCAGTTTGTGTTTGAATTTTTGTTGTAAATTTTGTTTTTTTAGATCTAAAGATCTTTTTATATATATTCGGTGTACTATTTAAGTATGCCTTGATTATAAGCTGAAGATTGTCTTCATTCAAGAGTTTAAAATAAATATTTTGTGCCTTTTCATCTTCTATAAGAAATTTTAAAAAGTTCAAGAAATTAAATTTCTTTTTTCTAGCGATACAAATAAAAGAACCAAATTTTAAAGTTATATCTTCAAACTCTGAAAGATCTAAAGCATTGGAAGGATTTATAATGTCTTGTATTTGTTGACTTGATGTAATAATCATACTGGTTTTAGGTTTTTTGTAATCTCCATAAATAATGGGGTTATTTTACCAGCAGATGAATTAAATTTTCCTCCACCATTGCAAAATTTTTCTGCAAATTCGGCACAATTTATAGGATTATCTTGATTACATTGTCTTATAGATACATTTTCATTTTGTGTGTTTATAAAAACAAATAAATCGGGATTGTGTTTTTTTATTAAAGTCTCCATCATGTTTGGGATTATTTTTTCCACCATGACAGCACATAACTTTTTACTCTTTTCTTCTATTACAACTTGTCCAGAAAACACATTTGACTTAGAAGCAGCATCACTTCCTACCTTTTTGATGTATTCAATAGCCTTTATTTGTTTTTCTGTAAATGGTTTGAATCCATTGTAGTAATCTTTTATAAAACTAGAGAATCTACCTTGATATTCACTCCAAAACAACAAATTAAGATCATATGAATATGGAATTTTAAGTGAATATGAGTCAAAATCATCTGCTAATGCTATTAAAAGCTTTTTTGAATCCGTAATTTCTATGTTTTCTTTTAATGCTTTATACATAAGCAAAGAACTTGAGCTATATTCTTTGGTTATAATCTTTGCTTTTTTAAATTTTTCAACAACTTCACTAGAAGATTTTTGATTGTCTATAAAAACTATATGAGATTCGTCCAATTCAGGAAGAAACTCTTCTCTAATACCCAATTTCAATATCAATGTTTTTGATGGATTGTGTGTATTTACAATTTCTGTTTTTAATTTAGAAATTTCGGAATTAGAAATAGGAGTAAAATGAAAAGAATCCTCTTTTGATTTACTCCACATATAAACAAGAGTACTAACTGCTCCGTCTAAACTTTTATTTGTATAAATATGATGACAAGTTGCCATTTGACTTATATTTACACAAGTTTTTAATAAATCAATCATCTTGATCTAAACTTTCAATACAATTCAAGGTATCTGCTATGTTCTTAATAGCAGCTATAGATCCTGGAATAGTCTTCTTCGTAGATATAAACATCTGAGATACATCGCTAGGATCTCTTAGTGTTAAAGTAGGATAGTCTAACTCCAAAACAGTATGGCATTGTATAGGTCCAAAACGATTTTTATTAATTCCTAGGTGAATTTGACCAAGTTCCACATCTCCCTCTTCTGACCAAATAGAAAATTGAGCATCTGCGGTATGTGACAGTCCCATAGACTCACTCATAGTCTCCAATCCTGGATTAGCCTCTCCATAAGCACTCCTATTTGCTTGTGTAGCGGTTATAACCGGACATTCAAAGTGATATGACAGTGCTCTAATCTGTTCTGTAATAGCTTTGATAGATTCATAAGAGTTTTTGCCCTTTTCTGGAGGTGCTAATAGATTAATATAGTCAATTACAATCGCATCAGGCTTAATACCCTTCTTTACCAAGCGATCAATATATGCTTTAATCTGCATAGGAGTTACGCTCTGTGGTGGAAACTCTTTAATCATGAGTTTAGCCTTTGTATGTGCTTTTTTATAAGAATCTATTCCGCTTTTAAGATCTTCTATCTGATTTGGAAGATTGGACATTGATATTTGTGTCAAATTAGCACTCATTCTCTTTGAATATACTTGTTCAGACATTTCTAATGAAATTAAAACTACAGTTTTATTTTGATTTAGAATGTTAGAAGCAATATTACCCAAAAAAATAGATTTTCCAACGTTTGTAACCCCATAAAACACATAAATAGCTCTACCTTCAGCCAAAAACCCACCACCAATCTTATCATCAACCCATTTCCAACCAGTAGAAATCGTTTTAGATACCTTTAAAAGCTCTTTACAATGCTCATCAGTAGATTCTAAGTAATCAAATCCCATTTTCTCAACTAAAGAGATTCCACAAGCCTTTTCAAAATCTTCTAAAATTTTTGCTGAATCGATTTCTCCGGATTGAACATCTACAGATGTTTTTATGACAGTATTTAAAACAGCTTTCTCTTTTAAAAACTTTTCAGTGTTTTTTAATAGAACATCTCTATCATATGTCTTATCCATATCAGAAAAACTATGAACAACATTCTTTAATGCTTGTTGTTTTTCTTGTTCTATTAAATGTACCTTTAATTCTGTTGTATTTGGTACTTTATTATAAGAGGAATAATATTGAATTAAAACTTCAAAGACGGTTTTAATGTCTTTGTTCTTAAAGTAAGAAGGTCGAGCATGTTCTATGATACTTTCAAGATAAATGGGATCTACAAGAGCATTGTAGATCACCATTTTTTCAAATAAATCCAAATTTAAAGGTAATGTTTTTTCCATCTAAATAGAAGTTATTACTATTTTCTAGTAATAGCAAACAAATTATTCTTCTCTTTTGAATTTTAATTCGGTTTGCAATTTTTCTTCTAAACCAGGAAGTATTTTACCCCAAACAGACACATCGTCTTTCCAATCTTTATAAAATCCCAATACTTCTTCTCCTAATGCATATCTATGTCCTTGTTTGTGGATTATCCCATAACCCTCTGCCATTTCAAGAAGACCAGAGTACTTTGAAATACCACTTCTAAAATTTAAATACATTTCACACTCCAAAAATGGGGGAACAAAACGATTTTTAGTAGTCAATGCCCTCATGGTAAGACCATTTACATCCTTAGAAAGAGGAGTGGTTTCGTCTGATGCGTTTTTATTGTCAGATTTACCAACTCTTTCTTGTTTTGTTGACATTTGAACAAGAACAGATGACATATAAAGAGGACCAGAACCTCCAGATTGGCTTTTAACTAGTGTTGGATACAATGCACCAGGATTATCATATGTATGATTAGTAAAAATAATAGGACAATTAGCCTTTGCTGCTGCATGAGTAATTGCTCTAAGCATACTCTTTAATGCAACTGCTCTAGAACCCATATCTGCCGAATCTTTTCCGTCTGCTATTATCTTTGATTCTCTAGAAGAGATTAAATTACCAAGAGAATCGATAGCAATCATGATTTTTCCTTGTAATTTATTTTCAACAACAGATTTTAAAAAGCTTACCATTTGATTTCTACACTCTTCAATAATTTCAATAGGACAATGTTTTATTTTAGAAGGATCACACCCTAATGACTCTGCTGTGTCTTTGTCCAACGCATTTTCAGTATCAAAATATACAACATGCATTCCTTTTTTTTGAGCATTTGCCATAATTTTGTTTACCATTAAAGTTTTTCCACAAGCTTGTGGACCCGCAAATCCTATAATTCTCCCCATTGGGATTCCACCATACAAAGATCCAGAAATAATTGCATTAAGTGCCATGCACCCAGTGTCAATCCATTCTTTAACAGTTGATAGTGTGTTTTCATCTAAAAACTGTGCATCTGGATTTAAATCATCCAAGATTTTAAATGCATCTCTAACGTCTCCGCTAGAAATTGATTCTTCATTTTCGTTTTCGTTTTTCTTTTTAGCCATATAGATGATAGTAAAGCAAAAAACCCCAAAAGTCAAATAACTTTTGGGGTTTTGCTTTTTTTGTTAAAAATCTTTACTACTCGTCAAATAGATTGATTATAGGAGAATTTTCTGTATTTGCTGGTGCTTGTGTTTCACTAGGAGGGACGAATACATTTTTAGAATTAAACATCTGATCATATTGTGCCTTCAATCGGAAATCAAGAGCACTAATGTCAGATTCTGTGATATTAGCTTTTTTATAAAAATAACAAATATCTGCTTGTTTATCTCCCAAAAATTCTCTAAAGAAAATAGGCAAAAATTTAACAGACATTCTACCACTTTGATCTTGTTGTTCTACATTTAGAACAACCGGATTTGTGATGGCTAGGATATCATCATTTGATTTTTCTGTGTTTTGTACTCCCATAACTGTTCTACCAACAGTATCAAGGAATGTTATTAGTGTTTTTGTTGTTTCGCTCATATTGCTTTAATATATTACTATAAGTTTTTGAAATGTCAAGGTTGGTGTAAGTGCATTATATGTTCATGAGAACAAGAATTATTACATTCATGTTTTGGTTTATTCCAATTTAATGCTTCACTTGTATTAGGGAATATCTCTGAAAGACTTTTTTTAATATTTAATGCAATATCACGATGTTCTAGTTGCGTGTCTTCTTCTGTTCTAATATTTACATAATGAATCCAACTCCTAAGATTTCCAGTCATATAAATAGTTGTTTGTGTAGACAAGGGAAGTATCATTCTAGCACATTCTTTTGCTGCTCCATTATCAATTAGCTTTTTATACAAAGAAATGCCATTAAGAATATGATCTCTTATTTCAGTAGCATCTTCTTCTGAAATGTCTAACGGTTCTTCACTAGATTGTCTATTCTTTTCTGCTTGTTTTCTTATTACAATGGGTTCTATTTGTGTAGAAATACTATATCTCTGACTAAATTCTTGAAAACAAAAACTTCTATGTCTCAATATTTGTGCGGCAATTGCTCTAGAAGTTACAATTTCATATGTCAGAGATACTTGTTCAAAAGGAGACCAATGTTTATGATCGATTAAATACTTTAACAATCGCGGTGCTGTCTCAGTATTCATTTGATTATTAGGATTTGAAACCCTAGCAATATAGCTAATCAAATCTTCTGGTGTCAATATTCCTTCTATAACAGGATTCGTAATGCTTATTAATTTTAATTGCATATTGATATTATATACTAATTTCCTAATAAATCAAATAAATCAGTAGTTGTTTCTAATGTTATTTGAGGCATTGCCCATCCTATACAATCATAAAGACGTTGTACAGGAGGAATAACACTCTTATCAAACATTTTGGAATAGTTTACATTAAATATTGGAACTAATTCATTGGGAAAAACATCTATGAATGCCATTGCATTAAAATTAAATTTATTTTTATCAGGATAAAACCATTTTATTTTTATTCCACTACCAATAGCTTCATGTTTACTTGTTATTTCAAAATGTTCTAACATTTTATTAAAATAAATAGCACCTTTCGCATGTACAGGAGTACCTAAGCCAATTTTACCATCACTACGTATTTTCTTCTTTTGTTTTTCTATATCTGAAATCTTACTTCTAAAAGAAACGTCTGCTATAGGAAAACTACAAAATGATTGATATGCAGATTTTAAAATTTTATTAGACGATTCTTTATCTTGAGATAAAATTGCAGATTCAATAACATTTCTAATTAAATCCTTTGTAGGATCTGAAAAAGAAGATCTAACAACCTCAACACCCACATATTTAAATGGATCTTTAGGAGAAACACCTTCTAATTCTAGAACATGCATTATATATCTCTTCTTTTCCATAAAAACAGCAACATCACATATAGCTTCTTGTTTAAAGACAAATCGAGGATCGGTAGATTTCAATTCATCCTTTGCCCAATTAATAATTTCTTTATTCAAAAAATCACCAATGTCTTTAATGACTTCTCTAGCTTCTTTTGTTATATGATTATTGTCTACCAGCTTTACGTTTAAATAATCCAATATTGGTTGTACGGAAAAATAAGCACTATCAGTATCTCCGTATATGTATATGTCCTTTTTTTCGCAATTTAATCCCTTTTTTATAGCATAATCATATACAATTTCAGATGCTTGTTTAACAACAGATTGTCCAGTTAGCGTAATACTAGCGGCATGATCAATATCATAAAGAGGAGAATATTTCTGACCAAAAACACCATAGATACTATTTAAAATCAATTTATAAACATTTTGAATAGTATCTAAATCTAGAATCTTTTCTTCAAGTTTTGAAACTTCACTAGGATCCTTATGTTTCTTAATCTCCTTTTTAAGAGAGATCATTCTGTTCTTTGCATTAACACGCTCCGAATACAAACGATCAATAAATTTAGGAACAACACCTTTAAATTTTTGTGTATATAACACATCATACTTCGACAAAGATATCTGCTCCTTTTTAAGTAATTTTTGAAATTTCTCTTCTTCTAAAGTAACAGTTTTTCCATTAGAAAGTTTTAATGTATAATTTTTATCTTGTACGTTTATTATTCTTCCTATTTTAGTCTCTGGAGAGACATTTAAAGATATGATAGTATTTGGATATAGACTATTTGCATCATAACTAACTACGGACTTACTCAATCCTCTTTCTGGATCATGTACATACCCACCAACATACTCAGAAACAATATCATCTGTCTTGAAGGTCGGCATTATCAAATTATCCTTCAATCCTTGATGGGCAATTGCTCCAGTAATAAGAGATACCTTTCCCATTGATTGTTCAAATTGAATAAATCCCTTGTATGAAACATTTCTAATCAAATTTAGATACTTCAACTTCTTATCAAGTTTTACAAGAAGTCTTACGTCTTGTATATTATAATCAACAAATTTATTCCAATCAGTATCTGATAATGTAGATAAATTCGTTGCTCCAATATTAACTTTAGTTTCGCCAAGCTCATACTGTCCAATATAACCCAACGAATAAGATTCTCTATCATTTCTAGCAAATGTCTTATATGCTTCCATATAATCAATACAACTAAGACCTCTTATATACCACCGATTAATTTGTTTTCCAAACTTATCAGTTCCTACATTTTCTCTATAGTATATCTTATTAACGGGAGACAATCTAGCAGCATCTTCTTCTCCAAGAAGATTTATAAATCTAGTCATGATGTAAGGAATATCAAATCCACTAGAATTCCAACCAACTAACATATCTGGAGGTTCCTTTTCCCAAAAGGAAAGAAATCGTTGAATCAATTCAATCTCATTAGAACAATAAAAATATTTTATATTATCTTCTTTAGCGGTGTATTTCTTAGTTCCCCAAGTATAAAAGGTATTATCTAATGTGTTATAAATTGTTATTAGATTAATAGGATCTAATGCCTTTTCAGGAACAGGAAAGGCACCTGTAGAATATGTTTCAATATCAAAAAAATATATTTTTAAAGGATTCTCACCAAAAGTTGGCTTGTCAATTTCATCCTTATAAGTGCTTAGAAGAAATTCTTGTTCACAAGAAATATTATGAAATAATCGTTTAATCGGAGTATCATTTACATACTTGCTCCTTTCAAACTGATTCTTAAATGTTATCTTCTTTAAAGGGGTATCAAAAACAGATACAGCATTAGTTCCTTGAGTGGATTCTATATATAAATATGGCTCGTAACTAGTTTCTATCTTTATACGATTACCATATTCATCCCAAGTCCAAAGATGAATTAACTGATCTTTACCATCATAGTATATGTTTCTCCATGCCATATACCCAATATATTTTAAATTTCAGATAAAAGCAAGTATTTTATGCCTTTTGATCGGGATTTAATTTTATAAGATTAGGAGCAAGTGCATTTCTTTCCTTAGATCCCCATGCTGTTGTATATATTGCTTGATATTCATCAAGATGATCTTCTAACCACAATCCTTCGGTAAATTCTCTAGCTTCTTGAGATAATTTCATATATCGACTCACATCAGACGTGATATATTCCAACTGAGAAATTAAATCCTTTCCATTATCGAATTTAATTTTTGCATCACTATAAGTGCATAGATTTTGATATGCACCTGGCATTCCAAACGCACCTGCTTCTATCATTTTAATGTTGCTCTTAGATTTATTAAAAACATTGTCCAAAATAGGAGCAAACACCGCATTACATCCTGTATCATATAAACTCTTAGGAAGATCTAATAGAGGTGACCAATCAACATACTCCATTTCTCCATTTTCAATGAATGGTTTGATTGCTAAAGGATAACAACCCTTCCAAACAAATTTAAATTTCTTTCTAGCCTTTATAATTTCATCTACAACATGCGAGAAGTCATCTTGCATACCAGTTTTATTGGTAACATCTACATGTGTTCCTGATCCTGCATATAAAATTCTAGGACGTTTTTTATTTTTATCATATAATTTTTCTATACGATCTTTGTGATAATACCTATCAAGCCAAAACTTAGGTGCATAATTCGGAATTACTGTAATATTTTTGTTTCCAGTCTTGTTTATATAATATTCTTTCATATAAGGACAAGTAACAGTAATCTCATCAACAATCCCCATAATATTTAAAATATTATCTACAATAGTTTGTTCCACAAACGCTTCTTTACATCTGTTATAATCAGGAATATCGTCTTTGAAGACGATATCATCGACTTCATAAATTAGTCTATAACCAAATTGTGATTTTGCTTTATGCAATTCCATTACAAATGCTGCTTGTGCAGTTGTTGCTTGTCTTTGCATTCGTATTGCTTTAATGTTTTGATAAAACCTAAGATCCAATACCATGCAAGTCAATCCGCTAATAACCGATTTATTATATGAATTTAAACAAAATTCTGGCCATATCATTCTCCAAAATCCACATCCACCATAATCAGCATAGTAGTTTATACTTCTCGGAAGATTTTCTTCTGGCATTTGAACAGGTTTTTGCTTAGGAACACTTACAACTACATTTTCCACATAAGCATATTTTGGAATTCCTGCTGGAATTCCATGTGGAGGATTTGGAATTCCCGAAGAAAGTGCTTTATATTGATAGACAATATTTTCACTAATAGGAACTTCTGTCTTGGATTCAATAGCAGAAGGATTTTTAATCTTTATCATATAATTTTATAATATACTAACAAACATTTAAATAAAAATCAAGTAACTATAAACGTAGTTCCGTTTTTCTTTTCTAATAAAATTGTATTTGTGAATGTCATAGACGAAGCGGTTTTATTATGTGAAATTATGTATATAGTTTCTTGAGTCTTTTCAACTCTATCTTTTAAAATATCCATAACATTAAAAACTCCAGATTCGTCTAAAGCAGAATCAAATAACTCATCGTACATACTAATATTAAAAGAAACACCAGTCTGAAGTTTTAATATGTCTTGAAACATGAATAATATTGCAATATCTATACGTTTTCTTTCTCCACCACTAAAATTAAAATATGAACATTCCTTTCCGTTAGAGTTGTATATAGTTTCTTCAAATAATTCATTAAATTCACAAGTACATGGAGCATTTAGTGTTTTTAAATAAAAATTAAGTTGAGAATTCAACACAGAAAGCATTTTTTTAACAATATATGACTTCACACCCTCTTCAGAAACTACAAATTTAGCAGTTTCTAAAATTAAAAGTTGTTTTTGAAGTTTTTGTATTTTATCTTCACTTTCTTTTATTTCCTTTTTAACATTTTCTATAAGATCATCCACATTATCTTTAGAATTTTCAATTTCTTCTATGTCTTTAAGTAATTCTTCGTTTTTATCCTTTAAATGATAAATTTCTTTTGAATCTACTAGTAGTTGTTGAATTTCTTTATTTAAATTTTCAACTTCAAACTTATTAGAAGATATTGCAGTCTTTAATGTACGCTTTTTATCAGCAAACGTAGAAATTTTTTTGTTTATTTTTTCGTTTTTGTCTAAATTTGTTGATAATTTTTCGCTTAAATCATTAATATCTATGCAAATATCATCATTTTCATACTTTTTTTTACATGTCGGGCAAGTACCTTCCTTCTTTTTAGCTTCAGAAATACGTTCTTTTATATTTTTAATCTCAAAATCAGATTCCAACTGATCTTTGAACAACTTTTGAAGTTCATTTTCTATTTTTAACAATCCATCTTCTAATTTTAGAGTAGAGTTTTCCTTCGATATTATAAAATCTCTTTTTTCTTGTATTTTAATTTCTATAGAGCTATTATCTATATACAAATCAATCTTTTTAGTATTATCTAGTATCTTATTTTTTAAACTTTCAATCTTTTGTGTTTTTATTTCTTTATTTTTCTCAATCTGACTCTGATAAAGACTTAAATTTTTATTTTGAGTAGAAAAAACGGATCCTAATATATCATTTTCCTTTTTATATTCATTATAATCCGCTCTAGTCTTCAATAACATCTGACCAAAAATGCCTAGATTCAAAATACCCTCCACAAATTTCCTCTTATCTATTTTTTTCTGAGCCATGAATGGTAATGTATTGTTTGCAGTCATTATAACTGCATTCTGAAACACCTCTTCATTTGCTCCTATAAGCTCTTTAATAAGCTCATCAGTCTTTGGCATAGTAGAGAGAGTTATATCATTACCATCTTCTAATAATACGATTTTAGTGGGTTCTAATGATCTTGTTAATTTATATTTCTTTGATTTATTGTTTATTTCTATAATAAACTCCATAACAACAACACAATTTTTGTCTGT